GTGAGCGATGGGAGCAGAGATCATCGGAGCAACGGCGGCGGCCATCGCGGCAGTCATTGGGGCGTTCGTGAGCCTGTTGGGCGTGACGAGAGGATGGAAGGAGCAGGAGCGGCAGACGCGCAAAGGGGAGATTGAACGGCTGGAGAAGGCGCTGGAAACTCGCGATTTGTGGATTGAAGATTTGCGAACGTCGCTGGAGGAGTTGGAGCGAGTGTACCGACGGGAGCGCTCGGCATGGCGCAAGGAGCGGGCGGAATTACAGACGGAGGTTGATGCGTTGCGCGGGGAGTTGGAGGCTATGAGGCGGACGGTAGACGGTGGACGGTAGAGGGTGGAGGGTGGAAGAGGAGGTCTGGATGAGTGAGTGGGACGCGATTCACGAGCGAATTGAGGGGGAGCGGCGGGCGGGACTGCCGGAGGCGGAGCGGGTGCGCGATTTCCGGGAATATGCGCGAGGACGGCAGCGAGGGACGCTGACGCTAGGGCAGCAACGAATTTTGCGGGGCGTGCTGGGTCACCCGTTTTGCGAGAACGTGTGCCGCCGGGTACTGGGAGAGGTGCGGAATCGTCTGCGGTTGGCGCGGTTCGAGGTGGCAGGCGGTGGGGCCGGGGCCGAGGCGGTGACGGCGTTCCTAGAAAAGGTGTGGACGCTGAATCGGCTGCCCGCGCTCTCTTCGGCGGTGCATTGGGCGATGCTGCGCGACGGGAATCACGCTGTCGGGCTGGGATGGCTGGCGGAGGGCAACAGGGGGCGGGTGGCACTGACGCGGGAAAGGTGGTGGAACGGGAAGAGTGGGATTTTCGTGGGGTACGACGACCACGCGCGGCCAACGTATGCGGTGAAGGAGTGGCAGAGAGGCGACGGGCAGGCGCGGCGAACGGTGTGGTGGTCGGAGCGCATTGAGCGGTACGTGCTGGGTGACGGGGGTTGGGAGCCGTTCACGCTGGCGTCGGACGAGGGCCAATGGCCGCAGCCCTGGGTCGATGGAGCGGGGCAGGCGCTGGGGATTCCGGTGGTGCATTTCGCGAACGTGCAGGCTCCTAACGATGGACCGGGGGACGATGGAGCAGGCGAGCCGGACCCGCTGTATGGGATGAGCGAGTTGGATGGTGGGATTCTGGGGTTGCAGGATGAGATTAACGACCTGCACCGCGACATCACGGCGGCGGCCCGGTTCGCGGGGTATCAGATGCTTTACGCCACGGGTGTGATGGAGCAGGTTGACGAGGAAGGGAGGGTGATTCCGTATCAGGTGGAGCCTGGGGCGATGCTTACAGATTCGAGTTCGGAGGCGCGGTTCGGGGTGCTTCCGGCGGGGAGTCTGGCGGAGTTGAAGACGGCGCTCGACATCAAGTTGCAGGCGGTGGCGCGCATGGCGGGGGTGCCGATGCACCTGATTTCGGGGGATTGGCCGAGCGGGGAAGCGCTACTACGGGCAGAGATTCCGTTGATTGATAAGGTGGAGACGCTGGGCGCGGTGGTTGGCCCGGCATGGGCGTCGGTGGCGCACAAGGCTACGCGGTTGGAGAACGTGTTCGGGGGGTCGGGGCTGGACGAGGCGCTGCTCATCGCGGCGGCTTTCGCGCCCGTCGCGCGGCGAGACCCGTTGACGCTGGCGCTGGTGGCGGAGCGGATGGCCCCTTTCGTGTCACGACGGGAGCGGCTACGTATTCTGGGCTATGGAACGAAGGAGCAGGAGCGGATATTGGCGGAGATGGAAGGAGATGCGGGATATGAGATGCGAGATGCGGGATAACGGCGGGTGATGGGGAAGGGTGGCTGGAGGGAAGCAGGGGTGTATACAAGGAGGAACCGCCTAGCGTCTTCTGCCACCTCCGGGGGTTCAGGGGAGGGGGATAAGGCACTCGTCGCGGCGGTTCCTGTGAACAGTATAGCAGGTGAGCGGCTATTTTGTAAAGGGGTATTTTGAAGGTGAGTAGATTGGCGAGTAGTAGGGGTTGAGGAAGTCGGAATTGTTTAGTAGGAGGTGAGGCGCATGGGCGAGATAGGGGAGGGTGGCGAGCCGGAGCAGGGCACTCAGATGTTCAGCGAGGAGGAGGTGGTGCAACGGGTGAGCGAGGCGCGGGAGGAGGCGCGGAGGAGCGTGCTGGCAGAGACGGAGGAGGTCCGAGCGCAAGCAACGCGGCACGCGCAGGAGTTGGCGGAGGCGAGGCCGCTCGCGGAGGCGGCGGGCCACTACCGGAGGTTGTTGAACGAGACGATTGAGGAGGAGGTGGGACGCTGGCCGGATGAGGTGCGGGCATTGGACCCAGGGCCGGAGCGGTTGGAGGAGCGACTGGCCTGGATGGTGAGCGCGAGGGCGTTGGCCGAGCGGCTGACGGCACGGCCCAGAGCCGCCGAGACGGAGGCGGGCGCGGGGAATCGTCCCGGCGCGCAGGCCATTGAGGGGAAGGAGGGGGAGCAGAGGAGGCCGTATCGGTTCCAGAACACGGGGGACGTTACGTGGTGAGGAGATGCGGGATACGGGATACGAGATAACGATGTGTAGGTAGGAGTAGGTTTGTCGGATTGTGTGAATCAGGAAAGGAGATGGGGAGATGGCAGCAGTGACGCGGGTGAAGGCACGGCCCTGTACACCAGTCGGGTACGAGGTGGTGGACAAGGGGAAGCTAGTAGAGGATGTGAGCGCGGGCGATCTGTTGACGTTGAGCGCGACGGGCTGGAGGAAGGCGGTGGCTGGGACGGCGGAGGCGCATGGAATCGCATTGCAGAATGGCTATACCGGGCAGTCGGGGTTCAGCGTGGGCATTCAGGGGGAGATGGACGGGTTCGCAGGGATGACTCCGGGAACGGCGCTGTTTCCCAGCGCGACGGTGGCAGGCGGGTTGGATACGACCCAGCCGAGCGGAGCGGTGGCGCGCGCGCGCGCGGTGACGGCGACGCGGGTCCGGTACAACTTCGTTTGACGACCAACGAAAGACGACCGACGACCGCCAACGGCAAGGTGCAGGGTTATTCGTGAAGTGAGCATTGTACAGGCAAAAGGAGATAAGAGATGCCTTTCGGGTATTTGGACACGCAGTACATTGATTTTCCGGCAGGGTTGGACGCGGCGTATCTGAGCAGCCTGCGGACGCGGGCGGGGGTGGAGTTTCCGCGCGTGTTGCGGGAGATTGATAGCCGTCTGGCGGCGCTGAACCGGACGCTGGACCCGCTGGTGGCGAGTCTCATCACGGCGACGACGGAGGCACTGGTGGATTCAAGCGGCGCTCCGGCGCTGGAGGTGGACGAGCGCGGGGAGTACACGCTGGCGCGCCCGCAGTTGGTGGACGGGGCGGCGCACATGCTGCCAATTCGCGGGTATGACGTATCGCTGGGGTTCACAGAGGATGGGCTGGAGGGGATGAGCCTGCACCGCATTCTGTTGAACGTGGATAGCCTGCTGGCGGGGTTCCGGCGGCTGTACCGCCGTCAGGCGCTGAAGCGGCTGTTCTCGAACGCGGAGGTGCGGGTGGCCCCCACGACGACAGATGTGTCGCCGGGATTCGCGGGGAGCGGGACGGGGGAGAATGTGTTCTCGCGCCCGTTCCCGGATGGGCAGGCGCTGCCGAACGGGTACACGCACTACCTGTTCGCCAACACGTCGAACGCGGGAGAGCTGGCGACGGTGCTCCAGGCGGGGCGAGACCAACTGCGGCGGTGGCATCCGGGGCCTTACGATTTGATTGCCCCGTCAGGGATGCTGCCGCTGGTGGAGGCGATTACGGGGGATGGGCCATCGGATAGCTTCGTGTCGGCGGGGTCGGCGCTGGTGCGCCCGGCGCTGGGGGAGGCAGAGGCACGGGTGGACGCGACGGCATACGTGGGGGTGCTCTTCGGGGACGTTCGTGTGCAGATTGGAATCGAGGACACACAGTCACCGAACCTGGCGCTCTTCAAGAGCTACGGGCCGCTGGACCCGCGCAACCCGCTCGCGTGGCGCTACGACGAGAAGAAGGGGCGAAGCGCCGTGCTGCGTTACCGCTCGCTCTACCCGCTGGATCAGGCGGTGGTGAAGCAGGACTTCGGCATCGGCGTGAATGACCGGACAGGGGCGGTGCTCATTCGCGTGGCGAATGGCGCGGCGGCCTACGTGTCGCCAACGGACCTGTAGGAACTAGCAGACGAAGGACGGTGGACGACTAGGAAAGGGGGCAGAGTGGCAGCAAGTGCCACTCTGCCCCCAGGAGAGGAGGTTGGGGTATGGCGGCGACGTTCGATTGGGGGTTGGGAAGGGCGCTGGACCGGGTGCGGTTCGCGGTGGGAGACACAGAGGTGACGGAGGCGCTGCTACCTGACGAGAGTTACGAGGCGGCGCTGGCGACGCACAACGGAGATGAACGGAGGGCGACGCTCGTGCTGGCCGAGGGGCTGATTGCGCGGTACGCACGGGAGCCGGAGAAGGTGGTCGTGGAGGACAGCCGCGTGGAGGTGTCGTGGAAGGAGCGGCTGGCGGGTTGGACGACGCTGGTGGCGCGGCTGCGAGCGGAGTTGAGTGGGTCGCACGGGGGCACGCGCAGGCCAGAGCGAGGGGACGAGAGGAAGGGTGGCGTGGAGTATCGGGCCGAGGGGAGGGCTGAATCGTGGGGCTGGTGAGCAGCGCGACGGTGGCACGGGCACTTGGCAACCGACTCGTGCAGGCGGTGGCGGCAGCAGGGATGGCGGACACGGCGGAGATTGTGCGCCCGACGCTGGTATCGGACGGGATGGGCGGGCAGGTCGAGAGCGAAGTGGTGGTGGCGACGGTTCCGTGCGCGGTGGGGCCGATGCAGGCAACGCCTGTAGAGCAAGCGTGGGCCGAGCAGGTGCAGGCGCGAACGCTGTACGCGATTGCTCTGCCACTGGGAACGGTGGTGGAACCGAGGGATCGGCTGGTGGTGAACGCGACGATGGTGTACGAGGTGGTGACGATGGTTCACCGGACATGGCGCGTCGCGGAGCGGGTGATTTGTGTGAGGATGGAGAAGTGAGGGGAGAAGGATGAGGAGGACGGCTAAGGAGAGGAGGGGCTAATGGAGGTGAAGGTAACGAGTTGGTTGGAAGGGTTGGCGGGAGTGGTGAGGGAGCAGGCCGCGCAGGTAGTGCGGAAGACAGCCGAGGAAATCGCGGCGGAGGCGCGGGCGAGCATGAGGGAGCCAAAGAGTGGGCGTTTGTATGGAGGGCACCGGGCGAGCGCACCGGGCGAGGCACCCGCTATCCAGACAGGCGAACTGGTGACGAGCGTACAGACGGAGATGATTAGCGAGCAGGAGGCGATGGTCGGCGCAGACACGGAGTACGCCGCGATGCTGGAATATGGAACTACAGAGATGGCGGCGCGGCCCTTTCTGACGCCTGCGGCGGAGAAGGCGCGGCCACTTTTCGTTGGGGCAATGGGGCGGCTGTTAGAAAATGCGGAAGTCGGAAATCGGAATGCGGAGTAGACGACCTGCCGCCACGAGAGGAGGTGAATGGTGAGCGAGGGCGTGATTGCGGAGCAGTGGTTGGTCGGAGTGCTGCTAGGGGATGCCGAGGTGGCGGCGTTGGTGGGGGAGCGTGTTTATAGCGAGTTGGCTCCTCAAGGCGCGGTGATGCCCTACGTGACGATTCAGAACCAGGCGAGTGTGGACGTGCTGGGGGTGGGGTCGCGGCGCATCATGAGCGAGTTGGTATACGTGGTGCGGGCAGTGGGGCGCGGGGCCTCCTACGTGGGGCTGGCACCGATTGCTGACGCGATTGACCGGGTGCTCCACCTATCGAGGGGCGAGACGGAGGAGGGCTGGGTGTTGGGCTGCCGCCGCGAGCAGCCGTTCCGCAGGCCGGAGGTGACGAGCGGGGTGCAGTACAGGCATTTGGGAGGGCTGTACCGGTTGTGGGTGCAGGAGAAGGATGAGGAATGAAGGATGAGGAATGAGGAACGGCAAACGACAAGGACGGAGTTTTGAAAGTAGAGGCTGACGTAGAGAAGAGGAGGTTGAGAGATGGCGGATCGAGCGAGTGTGTTTGAGGGTGTTCAGTTGGGGGTGGAGGCAACGCCGGGCACGGTGGTCGCGGCGAACCGGAAGCTGGCGGCGCTGCGAATCGAGCCGGAGGTGCGCGCGGAGGTGCGGACGTTCCGGCCTCTGGGTAACAAGTTTGCGACGGTGGCCGCGCCGAGCAAGGAATGGACAGAGGCCAAGCTGAGTGGCC